ACAATTGTAGACCCAGCTTGTCACAGCGGCAATGCGTCTGGGCAAAGCCTTCTGAATACTTGGCGACATCTTTACCAGACCACGAACAAAATACTCCACATGGTGATCCAGCGCATCCTCGCATTGCTCCATCGTCCAAATCGTATCGGGATTGATGTCTGGTCCGGTGGCTCCCCAACCAATTGTCCAAGGATGTCCTCTGGTTCCGGGATCGGGATAAGCCTGTACACGTCCATCAGGCAAACGCTTTGCTAACCCTTCAAAGGGCTTGATCAATACATCCTTACAAAGCTTCTTTGCCTCATTCACGACTTGTTGTACTTCTCTATGGACCGTCCTACAAACCAGAACGTAAGCATCATATTCAGCATGGCGAAGTCATCCTCGTCATAACTCTTGGTTAGGACTTCTGCCCAGTTAGCATTGGTCTGAAAAGCAATCGTCAGACCGGCAGCTTTGACAGCCACGTATACGCCAAATGCAATCCAAGTAAGACCGGGGCGGGTAATAGCAGTGATAAAAGAAGCCAGCCAACCAGCTTCTTTTGCTGTTTGGGCCTGTTCCTTAAAAGCCTCCTTAATCGTGTCCATTTGCGAGATCGAGTAGTCCACATACTTTTCCTCCATCTTGAACTCGCCTCGCATCTTCTCAAGGTCAGTCTGAAGTTGGAACATACTTAATTCATGGGCACGTTCGTTTTTCTTATCCAAGAACTTTAAGACTTCCGGGGCAAGCCGGAATAAGCCACCGAAGATGGAGCCAAGTAAACCACCACCAAGTAGCTCAAACATTACTTCTTCCCCATCTTTTCGCGTTCTTCCAACAAACGCACTTTGACCTGAAGCTCATTAATGTGAGACATCATTTGTTCTTTGAGAACAGCACGGCGTTCGGCAGAGATCGGACTATCAGTCGGCACACCTTCACGGGTAATTAAGGCAGGCATCTGCCCTTCAATTTTGGTAAGCCGTTCACTAAAGCTCGCCACCTGACCAAGTAACCAAGCCAGTGCTGCTACAACGATAGGGATGATTGCCTTAAGGACATCTGACCAAGCCATGATCTTTCCTTAATTACCAAGAAGCATTACTGGGGAACGACTTACCTGCACGCCAAATAATTCTTACAGCGCCACCAGCACCCACACCGCCGGAAATCCCTCCTCCTACGCTACCGCCGCCACCGCCTCCACCATAACCGCCACCGCCTCCACCAGATAAAGTAGCTCCATTTCCACCGCCACCGCCACTACTACCGCCACCGGCACCAGTTAATCCATATGGATACCAATATCCGCCAGTACCGTTAGCTCCCTCTCCATATAAACCCACACCACCGCCGCCGCCACCTTGTTCTGAACCGCCCCAACCACCACCGCCACCGCCACCGCCACCGCCACTGCCATTACCACCAGCTAGCTCATACCCACCACCAGCGCCGCCATTGCCTGAGTACCCACCAGCACCTCCACCGCCACCGGTACCACCTCCCCCCGCTCCTCCTGCACCACCCCCATCACCAACGTATCCACCGCCATTTCCATATCCGGCGCAAGTGCTTGTGTTTATAAAGTAACTATTACCGCCTGAACCGCCCACAACAACCGTATACGAGTTGCCCGGAATAACAGTAATATTGTTTTTCCAACCTAGACCTCCCCCGCCACCCCCTGCGCTTCCACCACCGCCTACGCATACAACGCAAACAGATGTGACTCCAGATTCCGGCACAAAAGTATAGGTTCCGGGGGACGTATAAACCACATCTTCAGGGGCTACAGTGCTGACAGCAGAAGCTGCGACAACTTGGGCAATACCTGTCATGAAACGGCTCCGGTAATAACACAAGCTGTAGCAGAGTAAAAAATAATAGACGCTATACCTCTGGATGCTAGAGTTACTGTTCCACCGCCGCCTTTGTTAACAGTAGACCCAGAAATATTTGCTGTCGTTGTATTAAATGTCATCGTAATGCCCGTTGTATTAGTATTAATGACAGACACAACATCACCGGCGTTAATAGCAACAGTATCTGAGAATGTACTGTTAGGAACAACGATTGAACCCCCTGAACCTATTTGTACATACTTACCTATATCGGTTGATGCTAGGGTGTAACTACTTGTTTTGGTGCCAGCATTTGGGATATTCCTAAACCCAACCGTCATGGTTTCGGCAGGGAATGTGATGGTGTAATTAGTCGCACCTGTGTTGGCGCTCGCAAAGGTGCTGTAGCCTGTACTTGACCCCGAAAGTTGAATAGCGCCTGCTCTAAGGGAAGATAAATAAGTTATTACATCAACGACATTGGTGCCGTTGCTATACACCATCATGGTTGCGCCATTTGGGATTGTGACACCCGTACCCGAAGCCGTTTTAACTTGGATGGATTGTCCATTCGTCGTAGCGTTTTTAACAATGTAAAGTTTTTGGATGGGCGCAGTGCCAGCCTGATTGTTAGGAAGAATGAGATTCCGCGTAGTCGAAAGCGAACCAGAAGAAGTAAGGTTTAGGTACAGGTTGCGAGCTGTCTGGCTGGAGTTGCCATCAGTGAGAGTCAGCGTTGTGTCGGCATCTGATGAAAAGTTAACCGTTGCATAACCAACAATTGCCTGTTCAAAGACGTTGCTAAACGCGTTGTTCGTTACTGTGCCCCACGTACCGTTTTCTTCACCGGTGCCGATCAGTTGAACTTTTAGGTTGGTTGAGTAAGTGCTCATGGCAGTCCTAACTATTGGTGTTAATCAGCACCCATCCGGCGCTTTGTACATTGTTTATCTGGGTCCAATTGGCAAACTGCGTATCGTCAATGTCCTGCCAGAAGAAGTACCCGTTGACTGTAGCAAAGACTGAGATGCTATCCAAGATGGAGTCAATAAGAATAATCCCGCCCGTGTAGTCATCATCAACCGTGATGGTGTCGGCCAATGTTACCGAGAACGTATTACCGCCCGTGACTACCGAGTCTGTAACTGTGATGCTGTCTGCCGTTGCAATGACGTAATCAAGCCCAGCCGAGAGGGTATCGGCAACAGTCAGGGTGTCAGCAAGCGTTGGGTAGGCATCGTACTGGGTGGTTAGTGACGTGGTAAGTGTGATGGAATCGGCAAAGCTATTGGTGTATTGAGGCCCGCCTACAAAGATGTCAGAAACCGTGATGTAGTCATTCAGGTAAATATCTTGGGTGATAAAGCTGGAACTTGAATCTGCAAGGGTGACGGTATCTGTCAGTGTGGCGTTGAGGTTTGCCGTGGTTGTGAGCGTATCTGCAAGGGTGAGGGTGTCAGCCAGTGCATTAACAAAATCTGCCGTGTTAGCCAGTGAGTCGGTGAGCGTGATGCTGTCCGTTGTGGCATCGCTGTAAGACACCGTGTTGGTTGAGGCATCAGTGAGCGTGACGGTATCAGTGACCGTGTTAAAGAAGTCCAGCCCTGCCGTGTAGGTATCCAGCAAGCTAATAGACTCAAGCAACGCGCTAACGAAATCGGCACCGGCTGTGTAGGTATCACTGAGTGTGACGGTGTCTTCCGTAAAGACCGAAAGGGTAGCCTGAGAGGTCAGGTTATCAGTGAGTGTGATGGTGTCATCAACGCTATTGTTGTAGTCCAGCGTCGTGGTTAGCGTGTCTGTGAGTGTGATGGTGTCGTTCAGCGCATCCGAGTAAAACCCTCCCGTGGTTAAAGTACCTGAGAATGGTGCTGCTGCAAATGGCGCTGTGCCGAACATGATTAGCCTAGTGGGAAGGGTCCGGTGGGGGATGCAGTAATGGTTCTAGCAACATAAGCCATGCGGAATTCATCAATATAACCAGTGAAATAAACGCCGTTGTAATCACCGGGTCTACCGATACCAAAACCAAAAGAAGCGTTTCTATATGTTCCAGTTGGACTTGCTGTCCCATCAGCAGAACCATTGATGTAAAGCGTAATAGTCCCTCCGTTTTTTACTGCCGCAACATACGTCCAAGTGTTAGCTGATATGCTTGCTGTTGATGTGGCATCAAAACTAGTTGGCGTAGTATTTACCCAACTAAATGAAAGTTTATTGGCTGACGTAATTTGAAAAAGCCAGTTAGTACTACCAGCAGAATTTAAAGAACCGGCAAAAATTTGTTGTACACCGCTTGTTGTTGGGTATATCCAGCATTCAATCGTGAAATTGCCGTTCAACTGATTCATTAACTGCGTGTATGGCTCATAAAAATAGCTGGAGCCATTGAAATACATCAACCCAGTTCTTGACCCAAACGGATTAATAATAGATGTCTGCACCCCGCTATTTGCTACCGTCTCCAGATTGTTCTTCCCAGTGGCATCTACAATCCCGCCATTCGTGAAGTTAAGTAGGAGAGAGGTGTTGGGTATGGCTGTTGGTGGTGCGGTGGGGACTGGGATGGTGGAACCCGAGTAAAGAGCAGATCCCTTTACAACGTGAAAACCGCTTACATATCCAGTAAGAGCGTTGCCACCAACTGTCCAGTACCCAATACGCCAATCATTGGTAGACAAATTTGCGCTACTACTTGTCACTCCCGTTATTTCTGTTCCGTTAATCCATAACTGCATTGTTGATGGCGCAGTTCTTTGGATGACTACAAAATTCCATTGGTTGGGCGTGACGGGTATTGGATCTTTAATAATAACGCCGCCCATCCCCAAATTCATTGACGTTGCAGCCGAACTATTAAATTGAATTTCAATTGCGTTTGTGTATGTGGCTGAAGAAGTTGTGGAAAAAATGGTGCCATTAGACTGCACCTGCGTTGGCGCATAAAACCAAAAACTAATCGTAAAACTGTCCGTGCCTAACGTTAGCGGCGTCTGTCCTGTTGGGGTAGTCAAATAATCCGTCGTCCCATCAAAATACCCGCTGCCACCGATCTGACTTGGTATGTAGGATTGCGCTGGTGCGAAGGGGGAGAAGGCTTGGACGGTAGGTGTGTTGAATGTCTGAACTGTAAAATTATTTGGGCTGTTATCAACAAAACGATTGGACTGACAGGTAAGCAAAGAGACAGTACCTGTGATGGAAGTCGCCACATTAGTACCCGACGTTCCAACCGATGTAGCCGTCAACGCAGATGATGGTGACGTAAACGAACCAGTATATAAAGCCTGACCCTTTACAATCCGGGCGTTTGATATATAACCAGTAAATGGGCCGTTATTGTCATTGTATCTAAGAGCTATTGACAGATCAGCAGAGGCGGCGTCATTTAACGTAGAAGAGTACGAACTTGTCCCTGTTGCAATAGAACAGGCCACGCCGTTGCAATACACGCTTATTGTATTTCCCTGTCTTACAAGCGCAATATGATTCCATGTGTTTAATACATTTACACCACCGGGAAAGTTCCAACCTATGAAAGTTTCAGTGGTGCCTGAACATAAATTAGCTCCAATTCTGGGTGTTCCCGAAGCGTCGTACAGGTAAAATATAAACGCGGTATTAGACGTGTTTATTGATCCTGATATGTACTTATTAAACATTATCCTAGTTGTACTTACATTCGCGGGATTTACCCAGCACTCCATCGTAAAGTCGCCAGACCCAAGATAAAAAGCTGAATTATTTGCAACCCGCAGATACGCATTACTGCCCGAAAAATAATTCCCCCACCCAGTAGGACTGAACGGACTAAACGATCCCTGCGTCGCATTCCCATTTCTCGTGACGACAAAGTTGTTAGGGCTGCTGTCAATAAAACCGTTGTTCGTCGCTGGAGCGCGGGTTTGGAGGGTGAGGAGGGAGGTGTTAGTAACTGCTTGCAGGGGTGCGGTGGGACCACCAGCAGGAGGGGTGATTGCGGTGCCTTTGACTACACGAACATTTGAAATGTATCCGGCAGGGAATAGGTACGTCGCATTCCCATCTGAGCTATATGCTCCAACCACAAAAGCGCTTGTGTTATTAGGAACTGTGCCAGATGAA